AACCGTAATTTGGCGCGTTTTCACATAGCCATTTCCACAGGATCGGATCAGAGGTTCCAGCAATATCGACTGCCAATCCCAGGTTGTGGCGTGATGATCCAGGTGCGGCCAATGGTGCGTTCCCTGGCTTCAAATAATATTTGCGACCTTCCCACGTTCTGGTTGACGCGCCAGCAATTGGTTCCAATGTGTAGCGCTGAATGAAACCAGCCTTTTGTTGGGCTAATGATCGGTAAGTATCGCCAGCGCTGGTTGGTTTGAATTGTTTGATGCCTGACGCAAACGCGGCTTCACGCATTGCTGTCCAACTGGCCGCTGCTAAATGATGCAATTTTCCAAATGGCTTTACATCGCGCAAAAGGTTCATTGGCAATTCACCTGGTTTGCAATGCACTAAATCCGCTGGCAATACCAGTTTTCTAATCGGTGGTTGCACTAGACCCTGATTTTGATTTGAGGCCATTCGATGCCACAAGGCCAGACAGGGTGCCAGTCAAAAACACCAGCAACGTGGACAGCAAATCAATTAGTTGTGCGTCTGTTGGTGCCTGTTCTGTTGGCTGATCCACAAACAAAATTCCATATATGAACGCCATTACGGTGAATGAAAAACAAATGGCCATCAAACGGCCAACAAAAACAATTAGCCCTGCATGTTGTTGTTCTGGTGTCTTAGTCACAGGCGGCCTTTGTAAAACATTGATATTCGATATTAGTTTTTGAAACGGTGCAACCACTACAACCCCAAACTACTACGGCAATTAGTAACGCGTACCCCAGCATAACCCGCCATTTCATGTGCAAGGTGGGTTGATTGGTTCGTATGGTGGCACAAAAACATCATTTGCAACGTCATATGAAAATCCTGTGCCTGCGTAACAGCCTCTAAAGTTTGCGTTGTACGATGTTTCTAACCACAGTCCCTCAAAACCTAGTGATGCAATAAACGCTTGCCCTACTGGTTCACTTTCTGGAAATGGCAAATTGTCTATGGTTTCATTGTTTACCGTAATAACGTTCACAACAATGTTTGTTTCGTCTAATTGCGCGTAATGTGCCATCAGAATGTAATGCTTCCTGATCCCGTAAATGTGTAAACGTGAAAACCTGAACGGGAAACGCCGCTATAAGTCGGGCTCCCAGTTGTTGCTGCTGCTAAATCAAACGCCGTTGAGTATGCAATAATCACCACGCCAGAACCACCGTTAGCGCCTGCTGATGCTGCGCTTGCACTATGTCTGCCGCCGCCACCGCCGCCCGTGTTTACTGTTCCTGCTATTGGTGCAACACCTGACTGGCCACCAGCGCCGCCACCACCTGAACCGCCTGCGCCTTTGCTTCCACCGTTAGCACCACCACCGCCACCTGCGCGTGTTGTAGCGCTTCCCGTAATGCTTGATGATGTTCCTGCACCGCCAGCGCCACCTTGACCGATAGCAGCATTTGTTCCAACGGCTGATGCACCACCACCACCACCGCCAGCCATATAACCGTCAGTTGTGTTGCCGTAACCTAAGCCACCGTTGTTTCCTTGTGATGGGCTTGTGCTTGGTGTATTGCCGTTACCGCCGCCGCTATTTTCACCGTTTACTGGACGGCCAGCGCCGCCACCACCTGAACCGCCTGAATTAGCGTTGTTAGCGTCATATGACCCACCGCGGCCACCACCCGTTGCTGTAATTGTACTAAAAACGCTGTCGTTGCCGTTATTCCCTGCGCCGTTAGTTCCAGCACCGCCAGCACCAATAGTGACTGTCAAAGTTGCGCCAGGTGTTACAGAAAAACTTGCGGACGTTCGATAACCGCCAGCGCCGCCGCCGCCGCCCGTGTTGGCGACAACTGCCGATTGACCACCGCCAGAACCACCGCCAGCAATAACTACGTATTCAACTGCGGTTGGTGGATTAGCGCCACCTGGGCCTGCTAACAATTGCATTTATGCCGCCAAGTTGCCGATAACAACCCAAGTGTCAGTCGCAATTTTGCAGCATGTAGCAACCGCATATTGTGCATTTGTTTTCAATTTAGATCCAGCGCTTCGCAAAGTTACACCAGAGCCAGCGGTAATTGTTACTTGACCTGCGCCTAATTGCATGATGTTGATTTGTGTCCCAATACCATAAGCAACGCTTGAGTTTGGCGGAATTGTTAGTGCAATTGCTGCTGCGTTGTCACAGGTCACCAATTTGCCGTCATCGCCTAAAACTGTGGTGTAGGTCGTGCCTGTTTGTGCGTTGATTGCAACCATTGCAATTGCCAAGTTGGTGCATTCTGCGCTGGTCAAAACTTGCCCAGATGTAAACGTTTCTCTAGTTGCCATGTTCCTATCCTAAGACATTCAGCCCATCTAGTGTGCCATATAGTTCGCTGTCCAAAACCAGTTCATAGACAATGGTGGTGGGTGCCGTTGACAGCATTATGTGATGCCCTGATGCCACGCTGATGGTGTGTTCAATGCCTTCCACGCTTAGTTCCTGGGCTAGTTCGCTGGTACCAGATCCGCTAGGGAATGTTTTTTCAACGGTAATGGTGTTGCCAATTTCGATACTTGCCACGGTGTCACGCTGGGCTGTGGTCAACATCAGGAAATCGGTTTCCACGCTGGTATATCTGGCCTCTGGTTCGCCGTTCAGTAGATATGACGCGGCGGTGTCAATGCTGGTTTGCTCATGTAGCAGACTGTTTGTGATGCTGTTAGTTTGAATGAAATAGGTGGCAATTGATGTGGTATCGCTGGCAATGGCGGTGTTGCCGTTTAGGCCTGTGACCACGGTGCGGTTTACTACCGCGTCCGCTTCGAATGAAATGCCTACCCCGTTATATGGAATGTTGGTTCCATCATCATGGAAATCTGCCACGCTGGCTGAAAGCGTGTTCCCGATCCTGTCCTGAAATGTCAATTTGCCTTCCGCGCTCATAAATATGCGGCCAAATTCTGCGGTGCTGTTGATCTGGCTGATGTATTGCAAAACGTTTGTTCCAGCAGGAACGATGTATGCAGCGGCATGTCCTAGTTGAACGGTGCCTGTGGCAATGTCACGATCTGCCAATGGGAAATCAACCTCTGGCAGATCCAGCACCGTTTCAATTCGCGCGCCTGACAATTCGGCTGATGGGTTGAATTCGTCAAGGTAGGTTTGGGCCAGCAAATAGAATTGATCTGCACAATAGACGGTGACGGTGTCAATGCCACCCAATGCAAAGTTGTAGTCATAGTTGACCACATATCCTTTGAACAGGTATTGTGCCACGTTGCTGGTGTCGTATCGAATGAGGCGTACCTCACGCATTGGCGCTAGCCCAGGCTTTGCTTCCGCGGTGTCGTAGTAGGGGCTATTTTCATCAAATGGGTTGAACACTCCGCCAGCCAATGTGTCGTTCAAAGTAAATGACATTGTGCCAGCGCTGAATTGGTCACCAATATCCCTGCGGCCGCGCTTTACTGAAACACCAATACAGCCGTCCATGACGCTGGCAAATTCGCCTTCACCGTCCAAAACGTATTGAGTATTGTCAAGCACACCGCGCGTTGCATCGTCCAAAGTGAACGCATTGACGGAAAAACCTGTGGCTACCTGCAGGTCATAATTTCCGCTGTCAATTACTGCAACGCCTGGCATCACGCCACCTGAATGTTTGCTGGGCCAGCGCTGCGATTGTAAGCGCGTATTGCGTTCACCACGGCCTGACCAATTTCGGCGCTAGTCGATAAACCGCCGTTGACGTTGACAGTAATACCGCCACCCATGCCACCCATTTTTGATAAGGGAACCACGGCCTCTGGCCCGTTTTCACCGATCATGGCAAGCGTTGGGCCTGTAACAATTCCACCCTCTGCCAACATTGGAATGTTTGGAACGCTGAAACCTTTACCACCTAAACCTGGCACCCATGATGGAAAACTAAATGACAGTTTGCCAATGGTGTTATTCCACAGGCTTGCAATGCCGTTGAAAATTGATTTGTAGATATTTAGGACAGCGGTGAAATAGGTTTTGATTGCGTCAAAACTAAATTTGACACCTGTGGTTATTGCATCAAATACGGTGTCAACAATTTTGCGAACACCATCAAATTTGAAATACAACGCGGTCAAAATGGCTATCAAAGCAACCACCGCTATCACCACAAGGGTGATTGGGTTAGCCATCAGCGCGGCGTTGAAAAGGAAACTAGCGGCCGTGGCTAATTGTGTGTAAAGGGTATAAACCTTGATTGCCGTATTGGCCACCAAAATTGCCGCCGCAATGCCACCAATTGCCCCAGCAATAACCAAAAACGTTGTGGTGTTTTCTTGTGCCCATGCACCCATCGCGGTCAAAAATGGCAAAGCCTTTTCAACCACAGGGATCAATGCAGCGCCAATGTTTTCTTTTGCTTCGGAAATTGCTATCCCAAACCGTTTCATCTGGCCTTCGGCTGTTCCTGCTGCGGTAGCGGTAGCACCACCAAACGTTCCACCCAGCACGTCCATGACCGTGTTCAGGTCTGCACCGTCTTTGATTAGCGCGGCCATTTCTGGTGAAAGCGCTTTCAGGCCTTTCATGTTCCCGCCGTAAGCCTTCGATAGCGCGTCCGAAACCGTTGCCAAATCTTTGCCTGTGGCGGTGGAAATATCCATTGCCAGGCTCAAACCTTCTTGGGCTTTGCCAATGTCTTTTGTACCACGCGCAAGGTTTGCTAAGGCAGGGCGTAAATCATCATCAGCAATTCCGCTAGCCAATGACATTTTGCTGATCATGGTTTCCGTTGCAGCAATTTGTGCATCAGTAGCGCTGGCAGAAATGTTTAGTGTGCGCGCTAATTCGACTTGCGCGGCTTCATCTTCCATTGCTGCTTTTGTTGCTGAACCTAATGCAACGGCCAATCCGCCAATGGCGGCGGCGGCAGGTAGGGCGGCCTTTTTGATAGCAAACCCTGCTTTAGCGCCAGCGCCTTCAAGGCTTTGAAATTCCTTTAGGGCTTTGTCCAAACCCTTGCTGTCAAATTCGCTAATGATCGGAATTTTGATTGCCATTACATCACCAGGTTTCTATTGACAGCGTCCATTACGCGTTCCACCAATTCAACCATGTTTT